CATTCTATTGGTGTTTTTTTTCTTGATGAGATTACTTGTGACCATTTAGTTTTAAACTTATCGTAATACTGTTTTAAATTTGTCAAAAACTCCATATACTCATCGTCAACCTTGGTCATAGTCCCATTTATATAAATACCATTCTTTTCACCAATTGATAAAAAGAACTCAACATCCAATTCATTTATTTTACCAGACCACTCAACATTATTGTCATATAAATTTAACTTGTCAAAATCAACCAATTCAGATACGTCGGCGGTAAACTCATCCATTGTTTCTTGGAATGCTCGTTTGTCTTCAGTTGTAAGTTGTAAATTTTTAGGTTCTTTACTGTGGATAACAAATACACCACCAGAAATTCTGTATGCTCGTTTTTTATCTGATTTATTTACAGTTTCTTCCTCATTACCATCTTCTTCTTCACCATCAAAAGTTTCATATTCCTTTTCAACATCCTCTTGTTCCGTTAGTAATCCGTGGGTTGATTTAATTTTATAAATTTCACTTTCATTTAATGTGTTTTTAAGTACTTTTCTTGATGCACTTAAAAGTGATTTAATTTCGTCATATCTATTCATCTTCAATTTTTTTTAAAAAATATTCAAAATTAAACGATGGATTTAAATCTGTTGTTTCCATAAAGAAATTACTTCTTGTTAGTACTCCAAAAAATTTTTCAGCACCGTTAATTTTAGTGTTATGTCCAACAAACTTATTGTCAATATTCATTTGTGCGATTAGTTTCTTACACAAGAATAACGTTGAATTAGTTTGTTCTTCAGTGTAAGGATCCCAAAAAATGTAGTCTCTCCATTTTTTTTCGTACACCTTACCTTTATAAATATTACCAATCCAGTTAATGTAACCATTTTTTAATGGTTCTTTTTCTAACCAACCCAAATTTTCCAAACAAATAACAATTGCGTTCTTATCAACAACACTAATATTAAAGTTTTTTGAGGTTTCCTCCTTTGGTAATAATTGTAAAATCTTACCATCTTTATCTATAAAATAATTAGGTATTTTTTCGTAATTACCATTCAGACGATATTTAAGTGATGTTAAATATTCATCACTTGGTCTACCAGAATGAATTAAAACAATTTGTCGTTTATTTTCATTAATACCAAGACCAACAAATTTTCCATACTTAATAATTTTTGTCATTATTTCTTATATATCAATCTTTTTATGTTTTGATTAACCTCACCATTATTTTCTTCACTTGTCTGAACCCAATTTATCTCTTGGTTCAGATTTAATGGTTCCCGTTCTATATTATATTCATTTCGGTATTGTGAATTGGCCAAAGCCGTTGGTTCATTAATAATGTCTTCTGTGGTTGGTGGTTCTAATTTACCTTCTTCTCGTAATTGGTTTGCCTTTTCCCAAATTTTTTCTGTTTCTATTTTGGTATTATCCGTCTCAATTTTTTGTGTTGTCGGATTCTTTTTCTTGTTTGATTTAAACAATTGATTTGTTGCAATCACTAATGTTATCGCTAACGGATCAAAAACAAAAATTAATATCAATATAAATAAGTTGGCAACTTTTTTTATATCCCAATCTAATATTTCTCCAATGTATTTTATAGCCCCAAGTTCACTACCCTCAATTTCCGCAGATTCCATATCTAAAATCTGAACATCTAATTTGGTAATACTGTCGTTACAATTGTCAATCTTTTTTGAAATATCGTCTCGTCTGACTTGTGCTTGTTGTAATTGAGTTTCAAAAGATTTCCTATTACCCTCGTTGGCCTTGGTTATTAATTGTCCTGTTTTTCTGTCAACTGTTTGTGTCGTTGTATTATTTGATAGTCCATCTCTCAATTTTGTTATATCACCATTTAATATTGTTTTCTCATCAATTAATTCATCTTTTATTTCTATAAACCGATTCTTCTTAACCTCAATATTTTTAATTCGTTTTTCATTGATTTCCATTTTGGCAATATTTCCCTGGAATCCAGTACTCAAAAGTCCGTAAATACCAATTGATGTAATTATTGATAATGTAATTAAGGCAGTTGTCATATAGAACTTTAACATTCCGTATGTTTCATTCCATTTGTCGTGTAAATAGGTCGCAATTGCGATTTTTGAGATCTCAAGGAATGATCCCATAATAATAACTGGTGTTGCAACACTAATAAACACAACGGATAATCCAATAACACTATAGTATGCTGCGGTACCAGATAGACCTAACGCACACACTAACATAAACCAAGGTAAAAATTTTTCTTTCATAATGACTAAAATATAACAAATAAATACTTATAATAAAGTTTAATAGATATGTCACTACTTAGAGAGTCAATTAGAAAACATTTAATACTTGAAAAGAAAATAGCACAAGTTGTTTCAAATCTTGAGGTTTCATTTAATTTTGAAGTTGACAGGAGGAGTCATGCTTTTGATAGATCTACAAGACCAGAACTTGATGGAACAGATTATAATCAGAACCCTATTGAAAATAGAGAAATTAAAGAACTTATTTCACTAGTTAAGGGTGATATCGCCGAAAAAATTATTAATAGAGAAATTTTTAACAAAAAACCATTTGTCGTTAAATCAGTTGAACGGGAATTAGCGTTAGCGATAAACCCTATACATATTGGGGGTACTTACTGGAGATTAGAAATTTCAACTGTATTTAGGGAATCACCTTCAAATCCTTTTAGAGTTGGTGATAATCAAGTTGTAATTTGGGTTGCTTAAGTAGGATAGGATATTAGTATCTTAATCGTCTTCCATCTTCCTATCAGCCTGGGCTCGTTTCTTCCCAAACTACTTCTACTTAAACCATCACTTTGAGCTCATTTGTGATTTTTAACCCGTCCTTTCTGTCCTTATCTCGTAAAGACTTAACGCCCATCTAGCCGTATATGGGATGGCTGGTAATTACCACGTTTCTGTGTATTTTGGGGATCTCCCATCTTTTTCAATCACCCCACCTAACCCGTGAGTTAAGTGATAAACTCCTTTTCTATACTTGGGAGTCCAAAAACAAGTTGTTGATTAATCCAACAGTACAAATGTAACACTTTATTTTGAATAAATAACAACTTTCACAAAATATTTTTAAAAATATGTGAAATAACATCAACTGTCCACCCATTTCCTAACATTTTTCTAATTTGATTTTCACTCGCAACACCATCAAAATAAGTATCTGGTACGGTTTGTAGTCTACAATGTTCTTTTATTGTAAAATATCTGAATGGTAAATTCTTTTTAAATGCGTCAACGTGACGACCAATTGGTAGTGTTGTTAAAACATTATCTTTTGCAACCGTTGTTAAACAATTACTTTTATCTCTATTTGTCGCTCTAACCTCCAAACATTGTGTAATTGGGATTGTTTTGTCATAATCCATCCGTTTACCACGAGAATCTAATCTTCTACCTAATATTGTCGCTTTATTTAATTTTGTTTTATCAAAAGATTCACCATTTATACCAATATCCTCCAAGATATCATTTAATGTTATTCCACAATCCTCTGGTTGTTTTAAATTTGGTATATTAGTCCAATATAATCTTTCTCTGGTTTGTGCTGATACCAATTTACTATTAATCTTAATTGGTTTGACACCCAGATACTCGGTTATTACATCCTGGAACTCTTGTTTCATCACAACGTTTTCAAGTAAAAAGTATTTTGGATTTAACTCATTTTTTAGTCTAACAAACTCAAAAAATAATTTACTTCGTGGATCATCAAAGTTTAATTGTTTACCAGCGAATGAAAATCCTTGACACGGTGATCCACCAATGATAAGATCAATTTGTGGTAAATCAGACCCTTTAATTTCTGTAACACTTCCAAGTTGTATTGTGTTTGGGTAATTGTGTTGCGTTACCTTGATTGCGTGTTTGTCAATTTCGGAAGCAAAATAATTTTCATATTTAATATCAGCACGGTTCAATGCGATTTGACCGCAAGATAACCCATCAAATAAACTTAATACATTCATATTTCTATATTTTTAAATATATGTGCAATTACATCAACAGTCCATCCATTTCCAAGCATTTTATATCTTTGGGTGTTTGAGACGACAGAGGTGTAATTATCTGGAACAGTTTGTAATCTTTCATATTCTACAGGTGTAAACATTCTAATATTACCATTGTCCATAGCACCACTCATTTGTTGATTACCAAATCCTTTATAGTCTCTAGCAAGTAATGTTGCCGTTTTATCACCACCAGGTTTATGTTCCTTTTTTTGTTTTGAGACAAGTATATGTTGACCACTTAAAAGTATGTCAGACATAGTTATATTTAAATCTTCTGGTTGTTCTATGTTTGGAATGTTGGTCCAATAAAGTCGTTTTCTATTTTGTGCTGAAACAAGATTACTATTTATGAGAATTGGTTTTACACCCATATGTTGTGTGATAATATCTTCATATTCTTTTTTCATCACAACATTTTCAAGTAGAAAATACTTTGGTTTACATTCTTCAATTAACCTAACAAACTCAAAGAATAAAGCACTTCTTGGATCATCAAAATTCAATTGTTTACCAGCAAATGAAAATCCTTGACAAGGTGATCCACCAATAATAAGATCAATTTGTGGCAGATCGGAACCTTTCACTTGTGTTACATCCCCAATTTGGGTTGTTTCTGGATAATTACATTGTGTTACTTGTATTGCAAATTTATCAATCTCTGATGCAAAATATTTGTCATACTTAATTCCAACTCTATTAAGAGCAATTTGTCCTACTGACATGCCGTCAAATAAACTTAATACATTCATATTTCAATATTTTTAAATATATGTGCGATTACATCTACTGTCCATCCATTCCCCAACATTTTATATCTTTGTGTATTTGATACAACTGAAGTGTAATTATCTGGAACTGTTTGTAATCGTTCACATTCTAATGGTGAGAATAACCTATCCTCACCAGTAATTGCTTTTATTTCAATATAACATTTGGGTGTGATGTTCTTACCCCAACCGTGCGCCAATTCACTAGTTAATGTTGGTGATTTACCTATTGACTTGTAATTTTTGGCATAATGGATTTGTGATTTAATACCCTTCTCAGTTAAAAGTTTATGTTCGGTGGTATAATCTAAAATATCTTTAACTAAAATACCTTTATCTTCCGGTTGTTTTATGTTCGGAATATTAGTCCAATATAGTCTTTCCCTACTTTGTGCTGATACTAATTTACTATTAATCTTAATAGGTTTAATCCCCATATGTTCAGTAATAACATCTTCGTGTTCTTTTTTCATTTTAACATTTTCAAGTAAAAAGTATTTCGGATTACATTCTTTTACTAATCTAACAAATTCAAAGAATAAAGCACTTCTTGGATCGTCAAAATTTAAACCTTTTCCCGCAAATGAAAATCCTTGACAAGGTGATCCACCAATGATAAGATCAATTTGTGGTAACTCAGATCCTTTAACTTGTGTTACATCACCAATTTGGGTTGTTCCTGGATAATTCTGTTGGGTTACTTTAATCGCGTATTCGTCAATCTCTGACGCAAAATACTTGTTGTATTTAATTCCAACTCTATTAAGGGCAATTTGACCACAAGATAATCCATCAAATAAACTTAATACATTCATAGATGAAATATAGGTGAAACGTTTTTTAATGTCAAATGATATGATCAAAAAAAAAACCCACCATTTACGGTGGGAATCAAATATTTTCAAGAAATTAATTATCAAGTTTAGTCGGCCAATAAACCTACGTTCTCAATAATCATCCAAACACGATCTTTGTATTTATCAACAGTTTCCTTTCCGTTGATGTTAACAACATTGTTTTGTGTCAATGTTCCTAAAATACCAAGTAATTCAAAACTCATAGTATCAATCTCGTTGATTGTAAGCGTGTCATTCTTAACACCACTTTTAAGGATTTGGAAATCCTTTTCAACCTTTTTACATAAATTCAACATAAGACATATTTTTAAATGATTAACAAGACAAAGGTATGTTATTTTTCAATACAAAAATTTTTTTTAACATATTTTAGCAAATCAATATTGATTTATAAATAATCAAATAATTCAGAACAATGGTTTCTTAACTTTCTTAAACTTTTTTCCTTTACCTGTCTAACGCGTTCTTTCGTTAAGTTAAAATCGGATCCAATGTCTTCTAAAGTTCTTGGTGTTCCACTTAAACCAAAGTAATCTTCAACAATAACTTTTTCACGATCATCCAATACGTCCAATAACGATATTAATTTTTGTTTTAAAATATCTTTGGTATCAAAACATGCGTCTGGTGCTTCAGCGTTATGGTTCTGGATGATGTCTACTAACGTATCACCTTCTTCATTGATGTTCATATCCAAGTTGATAATTGATGGTAATGCAGAGAATTTATCGTCTATTTTTTTACCGTTCTGTTCAACTTCTTTTTTTGCTCGTTGTAAATCCTGGACAACATTAACTGGTAGTCGTATTGTTCTTGAATTATCATTTAGTGATTGTATTATTGATTGTTTAACCCACCAAACAGCATATGATATAAATCTAAGATCTTTTGTCCAATCAAAATGTTTAATTGCTTTCATTAAACCAAGATTTCCTTCGGCAATTAAGTCTGGTAATTCAAGACCTTGATTTTGATATTGTTTTGCGACGGTGATAACAAAACGTAGGTTACCTTGTATTAACTCCTCTTCAATCCGTTTCTTTTCAATCAACGACGTTTCTTCTGACTTCATTTTAATCGCTAATTCTTTCTCACGTTCAGGTGTCATTACTTTTATTTTTCTAATGTCCTTTAAGTAGTGATAAATTTCGTCTTGATTAATCGGCGCTCCGTTTGTTTTTTCTCTCATAATTGTGTTTTTGAATATTCGTCTAATTTATTTTTCTCTTCTGTTGTTAATGAATCAATACCATCTAATGATATTTTATCTAATAGGTCGTCAAGTGTCATTGTACAAACATTTTGTCCTAGATTTTTACTGAAAAAATAATCCATGGCGTTATTCACTAATGTTTCATAATAGTTTTGATCTAATTCACCGTCACTTGTTGCGAAATAATTAATATCACCATCTGTTTTACCCTTATTTTTAGGGTTTGTTAATTGTTTAAAATGTTGTTTAGGTAAATTTGACGTGATACTTTTAGCACCTCTAACTAAAATATAGGTAAACTCATCTATTATGGGATCTAACGTATCAAGGTATATTAATAACTCATCTTCCGACAAATCAGAATTGAAATTAAATACCGAATCCGTTTCGCTGTAAATAAAATTAACTGGTTTTTTTTCTTTTGAAATTTTAGTTAGTTCAACCCCTATTTCGTGGTTCATAATATCGGCTTCCCAGTATGTATGATTGGGATAGACAAATAATAAATACTTCATAATGTTATCTTTTTTTGTTGATACAAAGGTAGTGAAAGTTTAGTATATATACTAATTTTTTTTGTGTCAAATTTGATTTATTTTACTCTAAATTCTAATGTAATTCTTTTATATCCCATCCAGGAATCTTTAACAACAAACCTAAACTCAATATCATCTATTGGTATGAATCCATCAATAACACAAATCCCAGATAACGTTTCAGTCATTTGTGTTATGATATCATCAAAAAACCCTTTTTTATTGTTAAGTTTCCAAAAACGATTGACAAATAAATTATATTGTCTGACGGTAATTTTTGTTGCTTGTTTTCTTGTTGCAATCTTAAAAAATGGTTCAGAGAATAGTGTCCATTTTGTTACCGACTCTCTTTTGTATTTTTTTGCTTCCAACTTTTCGTTGGTTTCTTCATTTATAATGTCGTATTTTGTAAAATCACTTTCAGGTAATACTTCCACTATTGATGGATCATAATTTGAGTTTTTAATTTTACTTAGGATGGATTTACCCTCACCAGAGTATTTTACCTTTGGTGATTTTGATTTGTGGATAAAACCATCCGTACATAAAAATTTTTCAAAAATTGTACCCGTTAAACATCTTTTTTGCATATTAAATTAAGATAAAATTCGTGAAACATTGTCTTCCTTGGTAACTCTAATCGTTGAATCTGCCCATTGGTTAATTAATGGATTGTGACTGATAACAAAGATCTTATCAAAATACGTTTTAATCTTTGTGAAAAATTCGGCAACCAACTCTAAATTGTCATTCGCAATCTTTCCAAAAACCTCGTCAAACACAACAATGTTGGGCTTTGGTAGTGAACATACTTTACTTAATACCGATCGTAATGCTAATGACGCAATTGTTTTCTCATAACCAGACCCACTAATCATTAATTTCTCAACACCAGTACTATTATCAACCATAATGAACTCAACTTCGTTTTTATCGTTAATTCTAACCTCTAATTTGAAGTATGCACTATCTTCCATTAATCGTTGTAACTCAGAATTAATCAACGGCATCATTGTTTTCATAATACTTTTAGATAGTCCGTTTTTACCGAAGGCCTCCAAGTACATTTTGTAGATACTGTCTTTTTGTTCTTCTTCATTGATTTTGACAATCATACTTTCGTTGTGTACGATTTTTTCGTTCTTGGATTTAATGTTGTACTCAGCGGTTGAAATTTCAGTTGTTTTCGCCCTTTTCGTTCTTTCCAGTTCTTCCAAACGCATATCCGCTTTAAGTAACATCTCATCAATCTTTTTGTTACCTTGGATTTTATCCTGGACTTCTTCCCACTTTTCTAGTTTTGTATTTAAACCAGCAATTTTTAAATCACAACTTTCAATACTTAAATCGTATTTTTCTTTGATTAGTTTGTTTTTTTCATACTCATCAAACTGTTTTTTAGTTTCAACAAATTCTTTTTCTTTGAGTGATAAATCAGTCATTAACCTAATTTTTTCATCTCTTTGATTGATAAATCCGTCAAGTTCTGAAATTTTTTGTTGGGTAATCGCAGCGTTCATTAACTCAATTCCACAGTGTTCACATTTAATACCACCTTTAACAGAACTTTTTAATTTCTCAATTTCAGATATTTTTGTATCAAGTGTTATTTTTTCCGTATTAACCTTGTTGTACTCATCTTTAACATTGTCGTGTTCGTCCTCGTGGTAAAATGTTTCTGGTTCAACAACATTTAATTCGTTTAACTTTGTCTGGAATGAACTTTTTTCGGTTGTTAACTTTTGGATTTGGTTTTTAACCTCATCTGGATTCATAATCGCAATCTCACGGTCAATGTCACTATGTTTTTTGTTTAACATATCATCGCGATATTGTTTACCCTTGGTGATACCTTCTTCAATTGTTTTTAGTTCAACATCGTATGTGATGATTTTATCATTAAGGTCACTTATTTCTTGTCTATAAGTCTCAATATCATTTTTTAATTGTTCAGAATTATAAATGTTTGATAATTTTGACTTGTTAAATTCGGAATAAATTTCTTTAGCCACCTCTTCCTTTCTTTTAAGAAATTCTAGTCCCATAAATCGTGACAAAATTTGACCTCTTGCTGTTGGTTTTGATTCCAACAAGTCCTCCAAGTTTGTTGCGGTTGTTAGAATTGTCATTAAGAAGTCTTCCTTTGTTCCAATTGAGTTCTTAATAAAATCTTCAGTCTCTCGTCTTTGTTCCCCAGTAAAGTTTTGTAACGATCCATCACCCAACTTTTTGAAAAAGTCCAATTCGGTTTTTACATTCCATTCACCTTTCTTTGATTTTTTTCGTTCAATCGTTCGTACAATTATATAGTCCTCACCATCAATCGTGATTTCACCCTTAACCGAGACTTTGTCTTTATCGGTAAATCGGTTAAAAATCTCCTCGGCCTTTGTTGTTTTGGTTGTCTCATTAAAGAATAAAAACAATAATAGGTCCAGGCTTAAAACAGTTTTTCCACCGAAATTTTTTGGGTCTGATTCAACAACAACGATACCATTTAACTTATCAATGTCCAGTTTTTGATTCTCACCATACGATAAAAAGTTTGAAAATTCAATATTTCTAATATACCACTGTTTGAATTGTGATGTGTCAATATTATCCATTCTGCCCTCAACAGATTTATTTAAATCCAAGATTTCGTCCATCTTTTTATCATAACCCTTTGATGTAATAAAATTCTTCAATAAATCCAATTGATAATTTGTGTCGGTAATGTTTACCGAAATATCAATTGTTTGATTTGTTTCTTGATCAACAATCTTGGCTTTTGTTAAGACATTTACATTTGTCGTATTATATTTCTTTTGGAAATAATGTTTAACACTTTTTATCTTATCTTGTGTGAAATTCTCTGACAAATCCTCCCAAACAACTTGTATTGTAGGATTTTCAAATTTTGAGAAGTCAATATCTTTAATCATAATGTTGTAATTGTATAATTTTGGTGGATTAAATAGATCCATTATTGTAATTAAAACCCTTTAATCCCTGTTGTCATAGGTTCTGCGACAATTTCAAAAGGTACGGTTTCATTACCAACTTTAACTTGTAAATTTTCTTTTTCACCATTTTGTTGTAATGCCATTTCTTTCATCATTTTAGTTAATGAATTTTGCATCGTGTATCGTTCTTGTGATAATGTACGATTTCGTTTCTGAACTTTTGCTCTGTGTGCTTTTGTTTTTTTTCCCATCTTTATTTATATTTAATCGTTTAAAATTTCTTTTTGTTGTTGTGGTTCATCTTCATCAGGTAAAATATATTCAACCATTTGTTTTTGATTGTTTAATCTATTTTCCTCAAACCATTCAATTATTGCGTTTAACGCCCAAACAATTCCTGCGGCAAACATTCCATCAAAAAATACATAATAAAAACTATTAAGTCCAATAAAATGTTTAATTGGTGAAAATAATGTCAACGATAAAAGAAAACCAACCCAAGTTGATGTACATAACGGACAGACAATTAGTCCAGATAAAAACTTAAAAATTGGTCTAGTTAGTATAAAACTGTTTTCATCTTGTGCTTGTCGGTGAATAAAATCTCGGACATCATTAAAGATGGATCCGTAAACTAAAATTGTTGTCATTCCATATGCAACAAATGTAAATAATAGTAATTCAATCATAATTGTTATATTAATTTTGAACCATTCATCAAATTTCCTTTAATGGGGTTCTGGTTTATTTTTTCTAATTCTTCTATTTTTTTGTTTTTTTCAACTAACTCTTTCCTTAATTTTTGTAAGGTTTCTTGTAATTTTTTTGACTGATCATCGTCTAAATTCCGTTTAAGTTCATCTAATTCTTCATCCTTCTTAGATAAACTATAATGGAAATTTTTTTCCATTTCTTGTGTTTTAGTGGAAAAAAATTGTCTTTCTAACTCAAGTTCATCTATTTTAGTGGAAAATTTTTTACTTTCTTCGTCTAATTTAGTTATTCTTTCGGTTAAATTTTTTTCATTTTCTGTGTTGGTAATATAGACAATTTTTTCAACCTCTTTAATCACCTCAACTGGCACTTCTTTTTCAATGATGATTTCTTTTTCAATAACATCCTGGGTTTTTCCCAAAAATCCATATCTATTAATATCAAAACCCTGTTTGAAACACCTAAATATAAAATCTTCAATATCACTGATATTGTTTTCATTACAATAGGTTTGAATTTGTGAATAAATTGTTTTGTCGTAAATTTTTGAGTTCATCTGCAACAAATCTAAACAAAATTTGTTACAATATCAACTTTTAACTAAAATATAGTTTCCCGTCGTCACCAACGTATAGATCTTTTGATTTTATTTTTCTTGCAGCATTTTCCAAGTCTTCTTCATTGTCGTAGGATCTGTCAAAAAATCCGGAACCGTGTCCGTTTCTTGTTAACCAGATATCCATTCCCAATTGGTATAGACCATTATCATCAATGGCTTCGTCAATTGCGGTGTCTCCTGCGTACATAATGAATTTTTTGATATCAAGATATGCGTCAATTTTACTGTCAAAATCTATATCATCTGATACGAATGATGTAAAGTCCTTACTATCAAATTTACCTTTCAATGTAATGAGTTTTTCAATCTCATCCATATCTTCATAATCCTCATCATCACTTTCGTAAGTTGACTCGTCTTCTAGTCGTTCTTCTTCAGTCCATAAAGCACAGTCAATATAACCACTTAAAATTTCATTAATGTCGTCCTGGGTTATATCACCCAAACTACCATCTTGGTTAATTAGTGATTCGGTGATATGTTCTTTAAGTACAGATTTGATGATATTTTTTAACATACCAATAAATATCACAAATTCAATAATCTTTCAGTTCCATTCTCAATATCTTCAATGGATTTTATTGAGAATTTCAAAAATGGTTTGGGGTTGAACAAATCAACGTACTTATAATCTTTTGTTTCAACATCATAAATACCATATCCGTGTTTCCCAACACTTTCACCCATATTGTTCTGTAAAGTTGAACCAATCATATATCCTTTACCAGTACTAAAGTTAAATTCTTGCCTTTTGTGAATATCCCCACATAGACAAACATCTAAACCATTAAACTTATCAATATCGTAAGCGTGGTCACCAAAATCAAACCCCAAATCGGTTGTCATTCCTTGTATTGGTCCGTGAAATAATCCGATTTTAACTCCGGTTGCAGTATTAATGTCTGGTGGAATGTTGTTTTGGAATTGTGAATATACACACCAACTAATGTTTTCGTCTTCATAAACACCACGGTCTTTGTAATAAATAATATCTTCATTATTCAATGAATTAATTATTGGTGTTAAAGCATCCAAGCGTTCAGTATTGTTGATCAAGGCATCGTGATTGCCTGGTATAATAACTGTTGGTGCGATTTCTGAACACTCATTTAAAACCCAACTAACCATTTCTATCAATTCCGGAGTTAACTGGTTCTTACTATGAACTAGGTCTCCAGAGAATACGATTCTACAAGGTTTTAATTCTTTCCATTGGTTAATCGCATCCTGTAATACCAATCTGTATAGGTCGTGATCTTTAAATAATCTGATATGAAGGTCAGAGAAATGTACTATAGTTTTAATCATCTAAATTTGTTTTACAAGTTATATCAAAAGGGTTTTTAGGTGTTGGAATTTGAATTGGATCAAAAGGTTGTTTGATAATAATTTTTTGTGTTGACAATTGATTCTTACCACTATGAACTTCTTTCATCTTTGTTTGAATCGTTTCAATATCAGACTGTTTTATTACAGTCCAGGGTCTATTTGTCATAAAACCATCTAACCAAATGTAAAAGTCTCTATAATCCATATTAATCAATGAAAAGTTCAAACACTTCATTCACAAAACCACAACTATTACACATATAGGTCGGAAATGGTACGATCGAGTCCTCGTGACTACCAGTTAATAATTTCGGTACTTTTTTAATCATTGTGACTTCTTTAAAATATTTAGATCCACACTCAGTACATTTTACTGTTTCTTGTTGTTTTAGGTCAATTCTTGGTTTAATGATTTCGTCCATCGTTATTTGATTATATAATTAATATTTATTTTACCCACCATTTTATCCCAACTTGTGGTTGTTGTCCAGATTGTTACTATCTCGTATTTCATTTCTTAAATTTTTTTAACATTGGTTTAATATCCATATCAAGTATAGTATTTATTGTTGATTTATCAACTCTGTACTCAACAAATTCTCTACCCTCAGTCAATCTAACGATGATACAACCTAATAATTTAATGTTCTCGTATTTTGTACCTTCCAACATTTTAAGTAATAATTTTCCATATAAAGGTAACTGGGTGTTATAATGACCCAACGCATTATTTGGTAGGTGTTGAAAGGGATGTAACATTGGTTTAGTAAACCATTGTTTTAAGAAATTTTTCTCAGCATTACTTTTCCAGTCTGTTATTAATAACCCAAGTTCACCTTTATTACTATTTACTAACCACACCTTATCAGGCTGCCCAACAAACCCTAGTTCTGGACTACCTAAAACAAGTTCAGTGTCCAATAACTCACATCCACGTTCTTTTAATAAATTGATGTAATTTTTCCCCCCCGTAATCATAGCATCACTAATTGTGATTTGTTCTGCGTTACAGTCAAAAATAGGTTGACGAACTTCTTTATCGTGACCAAATTCTTTTAATGTTTGTTCTTCAAGAAAGTAATGAACTCTAGAACCTAAATTTGTTGATAAACGACCTTTTTCCGCCCATTCCACTAGTAATCGTTCTGCTTCATCAGGATCACCTCCAGACTTTTTGAAAGCCATTTCTTCGCTTGGGAATTCATTATAGAATAACTTCATTACCTTTGAAACTGAAGGCCATTCATTTGTTAATTTTCCGTCTAAACCCAACATTGTGTATTGGTGACTTTCTTCTTCAAAAGTTAATTGGAAATCTTGTCTTTTTTTCTGTAAGATTTCTCTGATCTCGGACGCTACTTTGTTTAAATCCATTATGTTTATTTTTGTTTTAATTTTTCTTTCAATTTGTTAAATTCTCTCCTACCTTTTATTAAGGTTTTACATTTCGGATAAAATCGTATTGTATCAGTACCAATCTTTTCAAGTTCAATTTCTAAGTCAAGAATAATTGGTTTTATATTATCATAGTAGTCACTATTAATATCAAACCAAGGAAATTTTTCACCCCAATTTTTATGTCCCCAACAAGACTGGGTTGTTCCAATATGATTGTAGTTAAGTAAGACGATTAATTCCCTAATACCTTCATCAATCTTACAACCAAGTAAGTCGGTAATTATTTTTGATTTTTCGTCTATTTTCTCATATCTATCACACATAAAAATTTAGTAACCACATTGTGATTTATCACACATATCTTTACATCTTTTACCTTCTAATATTTCGTTACTACAATAACCGCTAAACCGACTGACATCAAATAACTCTAATAATAAGTCTTCGGCCTCATTTTCCGTTATCATATTAAATTGGAGTTTTGATGCTATTTCTAAAATTTCTTCTCTCATAACTTTTTATATTTTATTTGTTATCTCACAATTAAACAAAACAACTTTCCGATTCAAACCAATATGGTATTTCTCTATGTTTCCAGGAAGAAATTGATTGTTTATGTTTAATATAATATTCTCTGTATGATTCAACAGCATTTCCAATTTTACATTCGTCTGGCATTGCCAATGGAAATTCAGTTATGTTACCATTTTCAGTTAAGTTTGGTTTGTTAACAATGCACCATTCAACAACATCTTGTGATTTGTGGCGTTTTCCATATCTGTAGGTGTATTCCTTACATAATTCCAAACATAAATCGGCCAACCAAATATAATTTTCAATACATTCTCTTGTCCAGATTGCACAAGGATGGTTTTTATGTGTTAATTTATAAGGTGCTTCACTATCAGTGAGCCAATGTGTAGAACATAATAATTGATTGTATTCAAGTATCATTTTAACAACATGTTTATCATTGTGATATTCAACACATTTTTTGATATCCAAATCTAATACAAAAATATTCATAGTCTTTAATTATGGTACAAAGATATATATTTTTTTGACTAATCCAAAATTTTTACAAAAAAATCATCAATTTGTCCTTTAAGGTCACAAACATCCCTATCTTTCGGTAATTTAACAATCTTAATTTTACCCCACAATTCACCACCATTTAACTCGTGGTATAACTTAACAGCATTATCCCAAGCATCACCATCCAAACAAATAATAACATTTCCTTTTGCGTTATTGTAAATCTTGTCAAACATTAATTCCGACATATGTTTTCCTAACATCACAACTGGATTGTCCAAAAACATTCCATCAAACGCACCCTCAACTAAATAAATGTCCTTGTTCCAATCAATTAAATTTTCCCAAAATATGATTTGATCTTTTTCCGCTTCTGGGTTTCGGTATTTGGCTCTACTATGTGGATCCCAACTTCTACCAACATAATAATTCAAATCTTCTTTTGTATCATATGATGGGATGATAATTCTACCAGAATGACTTCCTTTATCACAAAACCCAATTCCGAATTTTTCAATTATTTCATCTGTGATTCCCCTACTTTTTAAATAATTATATGCTTGTCGTCTTATTGGGTATACTGGATGTGAGTCTTTAAATAACGTAAAGTTATCAGGTAAAACCACTTTTGGTTTTTTTACTCTAACTTTTTTTTCGGTGTCGTCTGGTTTAAATATTTTATATAGTTTCTTTTGTTTTTTGTTTCCAAATTTATCAAACAATTTACCTAATGACCCGTGTGTACCTTCACTGTCACCACAACTCCAACAATGATATACGTCGTTGAAGTAATTTACTTCCAAATTGTGTTTGTTTCTACCCTCGTCACATATCGGACAATTTAGTGATATCTGCCCACGATTTGAGTAGTGAAGTCCGTGGTCACCAAAAATTTCTTCTAGTAATTCAACAATTGCTTCGTGTTCTTCTTCCATTTGTTATAATATAGTAAAATTAAATATTATTATCAACTTCACAAGTTTTTATATTTTTTTATATTTATTAGTATATATGCCAACAAATATAACAATAACAAACATTGGTGGTGCATCACCCTTTGATGTATACGTATGTGATTCAGGTGTTACGACTTGTATTTACGTTAACACGGTAACCAGCGGTGATTTTCCCTATGCTTTTGAAATTCCTTCTGTTTTTAGTTCGTTAAGTACGTTCACAGTTAAAGTTGTTGACAGTAATAACTGTACTATAAATGACACTTTAACCGTATAATATGGCTTGTAATAATTTAGGTTTATTTTCTTCTGGTGATACTTCGTGTTTTATAACACCAACATTAACTCTTTATGGTGATTCTATTACTTTAGGTGAAGGTTTATATTATGACGTTGCATGTACTGTTGAGGCAGATAGTACAACATATTCTAATGGTGTTGACCAGATTATATATAACACACTACCTTTAGGAATTACAGACATTACATCTTGTCCTAATTGTGATACGGAATATTGTATTTCAAATACAAACACATATGATGGTACGTATGAACTTGCTCCGTCACTTCATAATGGTATGTTTTATTACACTGGTAACACTTCACCAACTTATTACATTTTTTCATCAATAACATCAAATTCTTGGTGTTTATCAACTGTCTTGGATGGTAGTTGTTTGTTATTTGGTAAATCTCCGTGTGTTAGTTCTTGTCCTGATTTATGTGATAGTTTTTTTACCGCCGGTTCTTGTCCATCACCCACACCATCACCAACGTCTGTTTGTAATATTGATTTTAACGCGGTTTTTAATTGTGCTGTAAGTCCAACACCGACGCCAACACCTAGTGTAACACCAACAATGACACCAACACCTACGGTAACACCCACAAACCCTTGTGGTGGTATTTCATTAACAGTAAGTGCGATAACGATTACACCAACTCCTAGTCCAACACCAACGATGACACCTAGTTCAACACCTGACATTACACGACCTTGTAATTTTGATGGTATTGTTACATTTAATACGGTTGACGATTTTATCCGATGTGCAAATAGTAAAAGATTTAAAGATTGTAATAATGGTTTCTTATATCATACATCTAGTGTTATATTAGATGAATTTGGTAATTTACCAACATTAGGTTATGTTTATCGTGCAAACATTAATGATAATTCAGTATGTGTTGTTTATGATGGTTTAGTTGAGAACATTAGTGGTGTTGATAATGTTACGATATTGCAAAACATTGGTTTTGAAAGTGCAGGGTCTTGTTTAACCTGTGTTCCAATCCCAAGTCAAACACCAACACCAACACCTAGTGTTACACCAACAATGACGCCAACACCTAGTTTATTACCGTGTTATGATTTTTTAATTGTGAACTCAGATCCTTTTAGTGTTTATGTTTATGATTATAAAGATTGTTATGGTCAAACACAAAGTGTTTTGGTTAGTCCTGGTAAAAGTGTTAAAATTTGCACATCAGAAATACAAACGTCAACATCAGTATTCATTGCAACACAAATTGGTAATTGTATAATATAAAAAAATATCGTCTAAAAAGACGATATTTCAAATTATCGGTAATTTAAACGATATTAATTCCAAATTTCTTTTGATCTCATATAACCCAACACACAAGTATATGCGTCCGTTTGATCAAAATTTTCTTTTTTCAATGTGTTATTTTTTGTGTAATCCCAAACAATTTGTGGTTCACGTTTAGCAACCTTTTCCCAAATTAACATTTTCTTATCAACATCTTTTGGTAAACCACCGAATAAAACGTGCTTACCCTTATCGTTTTCTTTAACAAAATCAGGCCAAGCAAATTTTCTAGAATTATATGTTGATATAAATTCTGGTACAATACCTAAAATATTATATATTTCTTTAAAAACAAAACTATTGAACCTTAATAAGGTTTGAATTGTATATACGTTATTTGAATTCATTAATGGTTCTTCAATGATGACCCTAACAATTCCCAACCCAACATATTGTCGTAATTTTTCAGCAAAAATTTCAGATTTAATCAACAATTCTAATATTTTATCATCATTGTCTTTTAATTTTGGTCTAGGTGATATGTGTGACAATTCCAATAATTCTTGTGACTGAACATCAAATAGAGCCCAACCGATTGTACGAGTTGATACGTCTAACCCTAAAACTTTTGGTGAATTTTTAATATTTTTTGACATATTAATTTTTTTTTATTAATATAATAGGTTAGTTTTAAATAATTTAAAGATTAGAAGTCTAATTTAACAACAAACTGTTGGATTCCTTGTCTTAATACTGGTGACTGTAATTTAGACATAACCATAATATCTTTGTTTTCATCCAATAGGGCTATTTCTGTGATATACGATTTAGTACCTTTTGTCCAAGTTGGGTTTGTTGTATTCTGGAACTCAGTAAAATTTAAATTAACTTTATAGTTCATTTCATATATTGTCGCCTGAATGTCAGTTTCAACACCCCCATAAAAATAATACTCATCACCAAAATTTAATTTTGGACTTGTATTACCTAATGGTGTCAAATCAATATAATCATTTAGGTTATAGTACGGTGCTGAATTATATAATTCCTTTGTGACAACAAATGTTGTTCCCGTTAATGATTCTTGTGTTAAATACCCATTAATTGTTTGACCACTAATATTGTTTGTGAAATCAATTATTTTCCAATCACTAGCGTTTGGTCGTTGACCTGTTGTTACTTTTTGTACTAATATTTCCAAATTTGTAGCGTAAAAACCACTTGGTACATCACAAACAACGGGACATTGTGTTGTTGTTGTTGTCGTTAAATAACCAATAGGATAATAAACACTATCTTGTAATGTCTCAACGTCATTTATGGTGTTACACCAAAGTAGTCCTTGACCAGATTCTGTTGTAAGGATGTTTAAATCTTCAGTTAAAATATAACAATTTTCAATAGGTATTATTGTTGTTGTCGTTGTTGTCGGGTTAAAAGTTGTTGTCGTTGTTGTTGGTGTGTATGGTTGTGTTAAACAATTAAACTCAGCACCAAATCTGATCGCAACATTTTTTGGTGTGTCAGGGTTACAAATATTATTATTTCCAGTTATTTTTGAATAATAATTTGAATGTAACGAATTTGTAAAATCAACATCGTTTGATAGTCTATATGTAACATACATTGTTTCATTACTACCCGTTAAAACACCTTCAGTCGTTGTTGATTCAATACCACATGTATTTGGTGTTATTAATGAAACTTGTGGTGCTGGTAATGTCCAGTTTCTATTTGATTTATATGACATCGCAGCAATTATTTCTTCGTCGTCAATAATAATCATTTTACTGTCTGGAAAAACTTTACCAATACGACTTGGTATACCATTTGAATTTCTATGTGTATCCCATAAGTGGTAGTATCTAATACCTGGTTGGTTCATTCCATCATTTTTAGTTGATTTGATATATTGTACTTGAAATAAATCTAAATCGTCAAAATTTGGTGGGTCAACCCAAAATGTTTCACCATAACAACACTCTGGATTTTTATGCCACATTAACCAAGGAATATGTATTTTAAAATTTCTTGCTTGACCTGTTGTGTCATCAATATTTGTTGGGTTGTACGGTTCTAAAGCGAATTTTTCACCATAGAAAAAATCAATTGTTTGGTTAGTATAGTGAATAATTGCAATAGCCTTTTGTTCTTCTGGTTTTACCTCAACGATTTCATCAAATGAATTATAATAATAAACGTAGTCTGTATCTGTTTGACCAACACTTGAGTTGTACCCAAAATATTCTTTTGTACCAATATAATCAATTGAACCAAACTTATCATAACCCTCATATGTGTTTGTTTTTAACCCAGCCGGGTTTTCAGTCCAAGGAATATTCATATTCCAAACCTTAACATCAAATTGATCTGTATCACATATTGATTCAAAATTAATAACATCGTCAGACCAGTGTGGTCGTGGTGTTATACTATCGTATAATGATGTCATACTTGATGGATAAATAACGACTCTACCAAAACAATCCCCTAAAATATTACCAAAATATGGTAATTTTCTATCTAATGTTATTTCATTTTCACAAACCGAAATAATCTTATACGTTAAAATCGGATAACAAGACGCAATATTCATCTCACAATTAGGATCCGATGGTAACGGACATTGTGAACTAGGTGTTGGGGTTAAACAAGGTGTTGCACTAGGTGTTGGGGTTGGGGTTGGTGAAGCGCACGGGTTTGTTGCAGATAAACTAGGTGTTGGTGTTATAACAATCGTTGAACTAGGCGATGGTGTTGGTAATGGGGGGTAATTAGTACAACCGCAATTATACCCACCTTTACCATCGTAATATATTGTTACTATATCACCAACAGATGGTTCTTTATAATTTTGTACATTACAAGGGTCGTAAATTAAATTAATCTTATTTGTTCCGTTTAACATTGATAAATTAATAACAAAATTCGCGGAAATCACATACTTATTATTTGTTAAAACTTTCCAATCTATTGTTGTTGCTGACGTGTTACCACTAAAAAAACCTCTTAATGGTGCTCTATTATAAACAGGATCAACAACAGAATCCATATAAGGTATTCCATATGTGTTTCCTTCGTTACCATCAACATAATAAGGGTATTTAATACTTTGTTTGTTTGATTGTGGAACACCACTTGTGTTTTGTGTATTAAATGGTGGTTCTAACACATAACTATTCGGTTGATTGTAATTTAACGGTGTTTTATCGTAAGACACTTCACTATCACCAACTTGGAAGTATGCGATTTTAAAATTACCTTGTGATAATTTTTGTCTACCGGTATCGGTAACCCTTGTGTTTACAAGTCCTGAAGTATTTTTAAGTATGTATGCCATTTAATATATAAATATATAATTTATTGATTTTATAACTTAATTAAACCCTTGTGATATTGTTTCTACCACTAATTGTGTAATTACAACCGAACAACACTGACAACCACTTATTGTTACATTATTTAGTGTTACGGAATTGCTTTTGTTTGCAGAATAACAAGATGGTAAAGGTGTATTTGGTGTTATTTGACCGGTTAAAGAACCTGTAAGTGTTGATGTATTTACCATTACAACATTTGTCCAAATTAGTTTATTGTTGGTTGTATAAAGACTACCATTATTACACGGATTAAATGTTGTTGTATTCGTTATTATTGGTGAATTTGATATAATTGGACTACCATTTAATAATAAATTTAAATTTCCATTAAAACTAGCTGAAGTTGGTGATGGTGCCACAGTAAACACACTTTCATATACAACGTCAAATGATATTGATGTTCCAATAGGTAATGTTGGTGATACCACAATGGTAATATTGTTTCCAACTTTATTTAATGTTAATGTATACACAGTATTTGTCACATTTTGTGATATTAATACGTTTTGTGTTGTTGAGATATTATTTAATGAATCTCTAACTAACACAATATATGAACCAGGTGATAAGTTATTTATTATTGGTGTTGTTACGAAATTAGTCCCACCATTTAATGAATATTCATATGGTGGTATTCCACCACTCGCATTAATAATAATGGATCCGTCATTAATACATGTTGCGTTATTTTTTCCAATCTGGAATGTTATTGGGTTGATAAAAACACAATCACCTTCATAAACATTAATTTCTAAACTTTGTTTACCTAAATGTTGCCACCCAGTAATTGGTGGTACACTTGGGTTTTGGTTAAAAATTGCACCACCTGTATAACCAGAAACAGTCCATTGTGATGTTGTACCAGTATTCCAATATAAGAAATATTCTCCATCGTCAGATAACCAACTAGGTTTGTCGTTAATATAACCATCAAAATCAAAACTAATGTATTGGGTTTGATATGTTCTACCAAATAATCCAGAAACAATAAAACAAAGATTACCAAACTGAGGTAATGTGGTTGTTGATGTTGTAGTTGTTGTCGCAGGTGTTTGTGCTGTTAAAACACAAGTACTTGTAATTATAAAATCATTATAATAATCACTAATCGTTGCAACGTATTCACCAACACCTAAATTTGTAACAAAAGGACCAACACCACCATTATCCCATAAAATCTCATAAGGTGGTGTCCCACCAGTAATTAAGATTGTCGCAATACCGTCAAACGTGTTTGTAAATGTTGGGTTTGTTGATTCACAAATAACATTCATTGGGAATATCGTGATAACGTCACATTCATTTGTTGGTTGGATTGGTGTTGGTTGTAGTGTTGTTGTGGTGGTTGTAAACGGATAAAATGTGGTTGTTGTAGTTTGTGTACACGAAACCACTAATAAGTCAGTAATTGTTGTATCAAAAATTGGTAGATACGTCCAATTACAATCATATGAACAACTACATGTGTCTCCTGTTGCTAATATTTCATTTTCATTTTCAATAACCCAAACACCATTATCATTGTAAATCGTGTATGTTTCACCAAGTGTTTCACCACTGTATAAACCATTAATCCCATCGTAAGACATTTGTAAATCAACCGATATTGGTTGGTCACCGCCACTGGTAATTATAAAAGATACGTTAAGACATTGATCACAACTAAATATTTCTTCGGGCATTATTCTATTTTATTATAAATAATCAATTATTCGTTTTTTGGGTGCATGATTTCATAACATCAATATATTTTATTGTTGCATTATTTTTATCTACATAATCAAAATGATTTGGGTTTTCTATTAGTTTTTGTATTGGGTTAACATTAATATATTCACCTTTATAGAATTTTGTCAATTTTAGATTATCAGTAATACCAGCCATATGTAAAATTGGTTTTTTATTATATACGTCAATACTATCTGTCGCCCAAGAAAAATCTAATTCTTTTGTAATTTTAGTTTCAATCCCATATAACCATAAGTTCCACAATACAGACCACATTTCTGCCGTCCAAAATTGTATTTGACCAGGATTTATTGGGTATCGTTTTTGATAGTCTAACATTTGTGAATATAATGGTGTTGAATCATTGTAGATTTTTTCCCATAATTTGTGGTCGGTATTCTTTATAATGTATTGTCCGCCACCAGAATTTAATTGATTATCCTTAACTGTGTTAACATCAATACCAATAATATCACACATTTCTTGTAGTAACTGTCCTTCGTTGGTTGTTGGGTGTTGTTTCTCATATCTTCTACAACAATCCATAATATATTCATATCCGATATAACCAATAGTATCTGATAAATAAGAAATATTATCGTTTAATAGTTCGTCAAAATTTGGTAATTCTCTAAAGATAATATCGGCGTCGTGTAAGAAAAAACAATTACCAAACTGTGGATATTCTTCCAACCATTTTGAAATTAGATATGGTTTTATACTAGGTATATAAGTTTTATTTGTTCGTTCATCCTTATACGTGTGGATGTTTATCCCTAATTCTTTTAAAGAATTTGCACCATCAGATAATATGTTGTTTCCCAATGTTGAGAAAATAACGTGAATGTTCATTGGGTTTATACCTAAAGACATAAAATTATGTGTGTATAATTTAACTTGCCAATGAAAATATGGGACATCTGGTTGTGCGGTTACAAATACAATATCTTTCATAATGAAAATATATTGTTAAAATCTTTAAAGTGAATTAATTTACTTGGTTAATAGTAACAATAAGAGATGGGATTGCCGGTACATTTCCAGTCGCTGGTTGATGCTTTAATGACAATTGGTTATCTACATTACTATTTATTTCCCATTTTAATTCAACATATTCGTTTGGTGTTGTAGTACTAAAAAAGAAATTCCAAGCAGAAACAATATATACAGAATTTGAAGGAAACCCAATCTGACTAGCACTATTTGGTACATCAAGACCATTTTGGTAAAGCCATATGTGTGCGTGCGTAGCAGTATTACCACCAGTTTTTACCATTTGACCACTAAACGCTAAACTATAAACACCAGGGTTTTGTATTACAAATCTTGTATTTGCACTTAAAGTAATTCCAGTATTCCAAGAATCTGATGTGTTTGCCGACATAGTTAATACAGCATTAGCAAGACCTGTTTGATCACCAGTATCATAAAAAGATGCGTAATTTTTATTTAAAGTACTTGTAATATCTCTTTGTTTAACAACACCGGTTGACACATCCCTCACTAAAACATTATTATTTGTAGGATCTGTTGTTGGTGTTGTGTTTATCACCAATGTTGAGGTGTTTGCCGTTGTTGCAGTAAGACTACCATCAATTAACGTATTTCCACTAACGTGTAACCTTTGACTTGGTGTTGATGTGTTGATACCGATAAACCCTTGTGTTGCACCTGTACCATTTATCATCAAGTTTGGTGTTAGTGTTGGGTTTGATCCGGCAAAGAAACGAATATAATCACTTGTTCCCGTTCCTTGCGTTTTTATAAAGGTTAACCCATTTGATTCAACTGACGCTCGTATAAAACCATCACCATTATTACCATATCCATTATATGTTGTGTCACCCCACCCTCTAATACCAAACGTTATTGCTGCGGATGGTTTTGATAAATATGGTGGTGTTGCAATGCCGTATCTTACAATTGAATCTGTTGGTGTTGTTGTGTTACCACTTAAAAATGTAAGTCCTCCGGCACTTGATGGTGTGTAGTAAAAATTTCCGCTATTACCACTACCTAAAATATCTAATGGATATGTTGGTGTTGGGTTGTTAATCCCAAGTCTATTATTTGTAACGTCAATTGTAATACCACTTGTTTGTCCAAAATAAACATTACCCTCATTTAATGGGTTTATATTTAACGGTGAACAAGAGTGTATATTGTACACGTAAATATCGTCAACACAATCGGCACTATTTCCAATTGTTGTCGCTGATATTGTGTTAGCGGTAATACCACTTGTAAATACTGTTGTTCCTGTTACTGTACCACCACTTAATGGTAAATAATCACCACCTGTTGTTCCTGTAAAACTAATACCAAAATTTGGGTGTGATCCCGTAACTGATATGTCCGTACCCCCACTAATTGTTATCGTGTCTCCAGTACCAATCGCTAAACCTATTTGACCAATAGTTGCTTTATATGATGAACCTGATGGATTTCCTTGTGATGTGTCACCAGTAATTACGATGTGTACGAGGTCGTTTGTCGTTACTGTTGGTGCTATTGTTCTACTAGTTAAAAATCCCATTTTTTATTTATAAATACTTTATGTTTGGAAAGTATATTCAGTACCATCCATAAAAAAGAATATTTCCCCCGTTTGAAAGTTTTTAGATTGGGGTACAAAACAACTTGCAGTTATAAATTCACTATAATCACAATTAATACAATTACCTAATTTAACTGTTAACGCTGGATACGTTATAAAAATTGGTGGTAATTCTATTGTTATCGGTGTTATTGATGTTGTTATTGTTGCCAATAAGACACAGTTATTACCATAGTAATCACAACCATAAACATTATATGGTAGTGTCATCCCTGTGATATTTGATATAATTAATTGTGGCATATTATGGAATACAAGGGCTAAGAATTATTGGTAAACTATCAATACAAATACTTTCACCAAGTGATGCTCCTGTTTGTAATATTCCACAACAGTCTGTGTATGAATATACACCATCAGTTAAACCCGATATACAATATGCCATATAAAAATTTACTTTATTATATAAATAATCAAAAATTCAATTTATTAAATCATTTTTTGATACTATTTTATTTGTGATTTGATACCTACTAGCATGTATTAACATCTATAATATAACCAGACGTATCAATTTGTACGGTTTTTTTGGTGTCATATAATAAGGTACCACTTATTGTTTGTTTGGTCGGTTGGGGCGCGGCGATAAATGCTACCCAACTATTATTACCATTAACTGGAATATTTCCGGTAAGTCCAGAAAAAACTCTTGATCCCACATTTAAAATATTATTATTTACCCTATATATCGTTTCAGGGTCAAAGTTAGTACAAGCATCCACACTTGTTGTTGCAGTTATATTTAATAAACCAACATAAGCATTTGTAGGTATTGATCCTCCTATTGTTGCGTCAGCCTTAACAGATCTAAATGATCCTGGATTTATAGTCGTACCAAGACTTGAGGAGACTATTCTAAATAAATGGATTATCTGACCGACAGTAGTTGCTGGTTGTGAAGTGTCACCTGAATAACTTAATAAAAATGAATTAGACCCTAATGGTCCCATCGCCAAATTAAATGTTGATGTCACTCCGTGAGGGTATATGACGGAATCTATTGCCGTTGTCACATTCCAACCTAATGTGTTAGGCATTTTAATTTCTATTGTTAATACATCATTCGGTGCACTTATAAGAGTAAACGTATATGTGTTTACTCTAGGTAGTACCCAACCATTACTAATACTAATACCACCGGCTTGAGTAAATTCAGCGGTGTATGGTCCAGGTGTTGGTGTAGGTGTTGGTGTTGTTGTTGGTGTTGGTGTAGGTGTTGTTGTTGGTGTTGTTGTTGGTGTTGTTGTTGGTGTTGGTGTTGTTGTTGGTCCATCACACGACACACAAGAAATATCATAATCAATCAATAAATTGATAATCACTTTCACATCGGATAATGTGTTAATAATTTGTGGGTTACAAGTACTACCAACAATATCACACGCGTTGAAAATCTGTATTGTGTTTGTTGTATAGTCCACAATAACGTCACCTATACCGTCAAAAGTTTTTAAGTTATTAACAATTGTTTCAACCCATAAAACATCACTTGGGAAATCTGTTAAACCATTTGATGTGTAAAATTCAATGTTTTTTACAACATCGTTAACATTTAGGACTGCAGTAAATTTTGCTGAATTTACAACACAATTAACATCATCTAATGTTAAATCATAAAAACCTTCGTTGTACATTTGTTGGATACCTCGTTTACCAATAATATCAGTGTTTTCAAATTGAGTATCACAAATAGTGTATTTTTGGTACGTTGAGACTCTATTAGTACCGTTTAATATGGTACTTTTAGTGTATGCACAACCATTATCATCAATGACCTCTAGTGTGTATGTTCCGGCTGTTAATCCAGTAACAACTAATCCTGTTTGTGATCCAACATTTGTACTCCAATTGTAGGTAAATGGTGGTTCACCATTATATAATAAAACATCAATTTCCCCATCATTACCCGTTATCGGTTGTGTTGTTGATAAATCAAAAAATACACCTGTTGATGCTGAAACACTAAAATTCTGTGTTTGTGAACAACCATTAAAATCAGTTACAGTTGCAATGTAGTTTCCTGATGTTAAATTGTTAAATATTGTTTGTTGAGATGGTGTTAACCCATTTATTGAGTATGTATATGGTAACGTACCCCCAGTTGTTGCGGTAATTTGTACGGATCCGTTATTTAAACCACAAGTTGTGCCTGTTATTGAGGTACTTATTCCGAATAATATTACGTTATTAATCGTTACGGTTGTCGTATATGTACAAGTACCATCAGTTATTGTTAATGTGTAAGTATCCGAACTTAGGTTTGGGAATGAATATGTTATTGATGGTGTTGTATTAGATATCGTATTACCACTTGAGTTTGTTAACGAATATGTAAAACTACCTAAACCCCCACCACTATTTATTATAACATCAACCTGTCCGTTATTACCACAGTTTGAGTTAGTCGCATTGACACTTGTTACTGAAAAACTATTAGGTGTTATTAATGTTGTTGATTGTGTAAAACTACATAGTCCAGCGTCTTGTACAAACACGGTGAAGCCACCCGAACTTAATCCAGTAAATGTGTAATTTTGAGAATATGTTATAACTGTATCACCATTACTACCACTATAATAATATGGTGCTGTACCATCAACTATAATCACGTCAATCTCACCATCATTACTAAAACAAGTTGGTGGTGTTGTTATAAATGACCCAAAAGTTACTGGATTTACATTATTAACGATTGCGGTTTGTATTAGTGAACAACCTAAACTATCTGTTACTGTTACAGAATATGCTCCAGGTGTTAAATTTTCAATTTGATTTGTTGATTCACCATTAGACCAAAGATACGTGAATGGTGCGTTACCTGTTAAACCTGTTACAAATATCTTACCACTTCCAGTTGTTGATACACAATTAGCATCGTTTACAACATATAGTCCGTATGTAATTGATGTTGAGGTATATATGATACAAGATTCCGATCTACCCGTACAACCACCACCATCATCTGCAATAACATAATATGTGTCGGCAGATAAACTATTAAACACGTAGTCATTTGTTACACCACTTGCTAAATTAACTAAATTATCATTAATATCAAATAAATAAAAATCAATTGGTCCGTAAACGTTTGCAGTTGTTGCTGTTATAGATCCATTGGTAATACCACAATTTGTACCTTCAGTCTCTATTGAAACACAAGTTCCCGATGATATATAAACTGGTAATATTATGGTTTCTTGTGTGGGTATCCCAGAATCAATGATTTCAACAAAGTAATTACCAGGTGGTAAATTATCCACATAATAATCTGTCGTTGATGCCGATGTTGGTAATAAACCACTTGTTGTTATTTCGCTAACAGCCCAAGTTGGACTATCTCCAGTTATATTAAAATACACAGCACCAACACCAAGGTTTGAGCAGTCGCCAGTTACCGAATAGTTATTTATTATTATTGACATTAATTATTACACGTTATATCAAAGTTTATACCCACATTAAATTCAAATTGATTTTGAGTACTTAGTGGTATACAATTATTATTATATACCGTTATTGTTTCATCAACATCGTTAATTATAACACTCAAACCAAAAATTTGTAGTTCAGAATTTATGTTGTTTACTGCGTTAAGCCATTCAATTGTTGTTGGGTAACTAGTACCACTTAATGTGTATCCAAAACCAGTGAAAAATTCTTGTGATACTAATGTATCACCGTTAACACTAACATCCAAATACCAAGTTGATTCAATTGAATTTAAAACACAATCATTTGTTGGGTCATAACCATTATTTAATAAATACTTATTAACCACCGAACTTAAAACAACACCAAATGAATTAACTGTTGGGTCAGAACCCCAAGGATATAATGAACAATCTACGGCTTGGATTGGACAATCATACGCAAATAGTTGACTGACTAATGAACACGGTTTACACGGTACTGGGATAATCTGACAACCAGATTGTCTTCTCCAAACAAATTTTTGTCTGTGGAAAATTGAGTTCTCATACTTAACACCCGTATTCCATATTGTTGTTGCTGGAACCATTTGTTCAATTAACCGAATCCAATAATCACCAAGGCCATGCACGTAATTAATCATTGTTTGATACGTGAAATTGTCGTTTGGTATATTAATCGCCGAATCTGATTCTAAATATTTCCAATATATTGATTGTAAAGTTGGGTAACCCCCAGTTTTACCATCTGTTATGTATTGTCTATTTCTAACGTTTATCATATTTCGCCAAAATGTTTGTGCAAATTCAAAAAACGTCTTTTGTTTTGGTTTAGGATTTATTTCTGTCCAGTCAATCCCACCTCTTTTTGGGTATTGACTATTTGGTGTCGGATCACAATATGTTGGTTTAACATAATTCAAACCCTCGTTTGGTATTGGGTAATTATACGCTCTGGACATTGTATACACGTCATAAACCAAACCTTGTGCTGGATTCATATGTATGTCAACGTTTTTAACGTTAATTGTTAAATTTTCATCACCAACCTCATAATACGCATTAAAATTCCCATCAAAACTTCTTCTTAAAGTGTCTTCTTCGTCTGTCCAACTTTTTTTATTGTCAATAACCTTTCTTAACCTAAAACCTAAATTCATATATGGAAATTGTCGGTATCTTTGTAGGTACTGTTCACCATAATTAAAAGGTAGTAATGTCGTTTGGAATGTTGGATTCTCACCAGTAAATACACTATTTGTTACATCTACCTTTTCGGGCATTCTGTGCTGCGGTGTTGACTCAAACCAACCACCACCGATTTGATAGAAAAACGAATCACTTTGTTGGGGCATTGCTGGATAACCAAGATCATCAATTGGGTAATCTTCTAATACGGTATCAACATTTTGTGATATTGTTTGTGTTGTAAACCCTGTATATTGTGTTCCCATAATTGAGAAGATATCAGTGGTATCTAACACCGGTAATTCTTGGTTATAGGTACCACCAGTTATTAACTGGTATTGTTTTTCAAAATCATTTAAATTTATCTTTTGGTCAGCAATATAAATGTATTCATTAAATTCAACTAACATTTCTGGAGCACCAATTAATCGTAATAATATTTCAATAGATTTACGGGTTCCTTTTGACTTGAATAAGTAAGCCGAATTTAATATTAGATTTCTATAGTATTGGTAATTTAACTCTTCTGGGGTTTGACCAATACCAACACCAGAAAAATTGTTAGAACCATTATTAAAAACTGAATCCAATAATTGTTCTTCGGTTATTGGTGAGATATTTGTTTTCCACCCTAATGTTTGTGCTAAGTTTTTTAATAATTGTGATGGTATATCATTTTTAACAATATAATGAACGTTATTCATATTTGGTAATGCCAATATAAATTTCATTGATTCATCAAAACTCCTACCATAAATTTGTAAGATTTTTTCCATTTTTTGATCATCAGTATCAAAATCTTTAAAAGCACCAGTTGTTAAAAATCTAGATACCAAATTTGTTCTGAAAGTATCTAAACTTGCTGCAAAAGTATTTAATTGTGTTAAATATTTGTCAAATGAAACTGAACTAATATCCAAATTCCAAAAACCATTTTTAGGAAATGTTATATTTTCAGTTGTTAAATAAAACGTACCATCATCATTTTCTTTTGTAACATTAAATGTTGCGGTATATTGTGGTACTGAACTTCTATTTAGTAAAAACTTTTCAACCTCATCAAACTCTTCGTTAAAAACTTTACTAACATAATAGTCTGTTGGTCGTATTAATATTGATGTGTACGTTATTGATTCACCAGAAAATGGATTTCCCTCAACATACATATTTAATGTTTGTGAGGTTGATGTTGTTGGTTCAAAAGTATTTATTATGTAATTATTACCATTAACAAAAACCGCGTATTTATCATAATTTAGTGTAAAATTTCTTAATTGCGAAACTTTTAACTCACTAACTTCTAAATTTCTTGTAGCATTTTGTGAGTAATCAACACCAAAAGGATTTCTAATCGCATTTAATGGAATTTGAAAATAAGTTTCATTCTCAATTGGATCGTAAACAATGTTTTTTGCCGTCTCCGTTTTTGTGAAGTCAGGTTTTGTTGTAATAATTTCTAACCCACCTGGAAAATAATTTATAATGTTTGTAACAGACACTGAAATTCGTTTTACTAACGACCCATATAACGTAAAATTTGTTACTTGTGATAAATCAAAATTTGGGAAAACTCTGAAGTTTTTTGCTTGTAATAATCTAGATTCGTCAACACTCGTTATTTTTAAACTATCCAAATTTATTGGGTCAGAAAAAGAACCAATATTGAATGTTCTATTTTGTTTTTCTGTTAAGTTTTCTGTAAATTCAAAATTTCCTTGTGTAAAACCTCCCCCATCAACTAATTGGAAACCAACTAAGTTGTCAGAAAAAGTCCCACTTCCCGATGGTGTTTGTGGTGGGCATGTATATTTTTTTAATGCCATTATCCCGTTATATTGTTAAACGCTTTACTAAAATCAATGTTATTACCCCTGTCTTGTCTAACTTCATATAACAAGTCATTAAATTGGTCTTTAATTTCGTATAAGTTGTATTGTTTGTAAATATTGTTATTACTATCGTAAATTGTGTAGATACCATCATCCATTGATTTGGTCTGGTTTCCGTATAACGCAATCGCTAATGTTGAAATATCCTGATCTACAATTTCAATCTCAGTGGTTATTGGATTAAAGTATGTGTTAGAAATTATTATATTTTGATTTGGTTGGCCAATAAATGGTGTTGCGTTTGGTTTGTTAGTTGGTGATGAGGATGGTGATAATGTACAAAATAATAAGTTTGACGCACCCTCAACATAGATATATCTAATAGACTTCTGTGATGTGTTGGTTAAATTCTGAACAACTGGTTCACAATAAAATGATGATGTTATTACTCTGAAAAAATTTGGTATTTTTGTCCCATCTGAATTTAAATACTCAACTCTAAAACCAACAAGTCCTTGATTAACAAATTTATTTCTAAATTGTGATGGAACATTGTTTAAATCAACTACAATTCCTTTAACGTTCGGTAATGCGGATAAAACACCACAATCAGTTATTGTTGTTCTTATTTCCGCTGGTTTAATATATAATGTGTAGATACCCAACTTGTTAAACACGTCAGCAGGTAGTTTTAAATTATATAGACCACCAATAATTTCATTATTTGACCCACCAGTTTCTGAATTATGAAAATAAGGTTTTAATATTGATTTGGCATCCAACTTTGTTAATACAAAATTATCTGTCACATCACGACTTGATGTGTAATTTAATATAATCTCAACATCATCCGGACTAACATCCGCACTTCTTATTGTTCCGTAATTGCCAACTGACATCTTTTAATATTTAAAATTTTGTTTATCCTTCTTAGTAATAAATAGTTATGCTGTATCTTTTTTTACATTAAAAAACCCATAACCATATTTTTCCAAATCACCAACGTTATCAATCTCACCAATCCTTTCTATATATTCTAAAACACCTTGTTTCCCTCTTTCAATAAAAACATTTGTCTGAACTTCAGGTTGATCAATAACATTAATTAATCCCTCATTTTTAGTTATTGCCGACATAACAAGATCGTTTTGTGTTAAACCAGACGAATATGTAACATATAAGGTATAATCCTCAAAATCAAAATAGTCAATGTTATTTATCGTGTATGCTGTGTATACATTTGTCACATCTGGACCCCAAACAGTACCAACACATCCTGTTGTTCCCGTAACTTCAACACCAATTTTGAATTTACCACCAAGTAAATTATATTTTGGCCCATATTGTGATAAATCGTTGATTGATGATTCAGTATATCCACTAACTAAAAACGGTACTTGAGTGTAATTACTACTATAAAAATCAACCAAATTTGTGTTAGAATCACCAGTGAATATATAGTCATAACTTATGGGTGTACCACTCCAATTACCACCAGTTGGTGTAAATGTTGCAACACCGTTTGGGTTTGCTATTGTTGTACCAGTAAATGGTACTGTTATTGTTTTTTGTACTAAAGATATACCCCAGGGTGAGTTTGCTTTCATTGTTATAGTGTAATCACTATCTGATGACGGGTATGTATGGTTTATTGGTCCAGGGGTTGTTAATGTAATTTCTGGTGATCCGTCACCCCAACTCAAAGTGTATGTGATTAAACCTAAAAATTTAACCATCTCAACATCTGATGTATTATAGAATATGTAAGTATAAGGATTTGATGTGTTAGCAGTAAATACAAAATTATTTATAACGTCTTTTTGTAGTATAGCACCGTCAAATACCGAATAATAACCAAAATCAATCGCAGTTTGTGTGAATAAAATTGGTATAGTTAATCCAGTTAAAATTGACGTTCCATTTGTTCCACCAGATAAAATATCTTTCATATCCAAATATAAACCAGTAGTACCTGTTATGGTGTTTTCTGTTGTTGCTGTAACTAAACAACAAAGATCAACATCATAGTACACTTCAGTTCCAGCGGTATATGTTACTGTGGTTAAGTCCGATTTAATATTTTCGGGTGATATCTTAAAATAATATTTTTGTTCTTCCATTATGGGTTAATATATTCGTACCAAGTTATTGGGTTTGTGGTATCACCAACTCTATTGTTTGTTGTTGTTGAGAATACCTCATATGTGTTTGTGTTATAATCTAAATTTAGTTTATAGTAAAAGTAATTTTCCCCTTGAAATGTGAATTTATTGGGTGTTATAAGTGGTTGTGGCGTGTTTGTCATTACTGAATAAACACCAGTTCTACCATTAAAAAATTTTGCCGACATATAAAACTCAGTTATATCAATAAATTCTCTTTTTCTTAACCAATAAACAAAAAATCCCTCTTTATCACCAATAAAATCCAAATTAAATTTTGGTTTTCTAATATCAACTGGTGGTAATAAAGGTGAAATTGAAATCCCCGTTTGGAATTGGCCTTGTTGTACGGGTAATATAATTGTGAAATATAATGTTTGTGTTTTATCTTGTGGTGTATCATAAAAATCCAATTTAAAAAATGATTTTGTGAATGGTTTAACAAAATAATAAACATTAGATGGTGTAAAACCCTTATTTAAATATGTAACACCCCAATTTAATGGTGTTACAGTTGTCGCACTTATTGGTAAAGTATTGTCATAAAACTGAAACTCATAATTAATTTCAGTTGTTTGGTTTTGGAACTCATTGTGTGAAAACCGAATTGTTTCAAAATCATTGGCCAAACCAATAATTTCTTTAACCATTTTTTCTTGATACTCAGCGATACTATCGTCACGTCCAGTAAAATCCCATTTCATCTCAACAGGGACATTTACGAACTGATCGTTATCTGGTAACACTATTTTAAATTTATTCACACTCATCTGTTGTTGGTATTTCAATTTCACTTATGTTTTGTAGTCCAATACCCTCTGGGTATAACCTAAAAATATAATTATCATACGGATAATGTTTACTGTTTAAAAACGGATAATCAACACCAATATCAGCAGTATCAATATATCCATATGGATACATATCTCGCCATCTAAAACTATTTGATAAATTTGAATAAAACGCATAATTAGGAATCCCAATAACACCACTCGCTGGTGCTTCCTCAATATAATCCGAGAACGCCCTAATTTTTAATGGTGAGTGCGGTCTATAATAGTAACCTAATGGATTTGTTGATAACATTAATGAAGGAACATTAAAATGACTAACGTTAAATGTTATTTTATGATTCGTTTCAGATATAACACGTTCAATTTGATCATAATCATTCCATTCACAATACGCCCCATCAATAATATCACCAATCGTTAATAATTCATTATAATAAAATGGACCTATTGGTGGTTGTGTATTTGAATTATACGATGATTGCAAAACACCAGTTGATGAGAGGGGGTTTGTTTGATCCCACCAAGGATTTGTTAACCCATTAATTAATGGTACGTTAAAATCAAAACCTTGTTTTAAATCTTTTGTCCAACCAAAATAACCTCTCCAAATTGTTGTAAAATATAATTCACTAATTGGTCTTTTTTGGTTATCCAATAATGGATTAATATCTATATCACAATTAAATGATAATGTATAACTTTGATTACCATCTTTAATTGAAGTTCTTTCAGTGTTATTGGGTGTTAAGACAGCCTTTTCTAATTTTGTTTTAGTACTAAAATTATTTAATTCAAAACCAGCCTTAGTTAATACGGCACATTCTGAGTTTGTTAATACTTTATGTAATCTAACGTAATACTTAGAAGTTGTTTCACCAGTATTTGTATCATTGATTATTCGTTTGAAATTACCAACATTACCCGTTTGAAACGTTGTGCCAGTATACCCAATGTTATCAATATTAAAAATATAAACGTCACTACCATAACCAACATCACCCAAACTACTTACCTGAAAAATATCAACACCATTATAATTAAAAGGTAATTTAACAAATTCACCAACATTTAATCCGTGTTTCATCGGTGTTTGAAACGATATTTCATTCCCGTTTAAATCAGTACCAAACTTAATATAAAATGGAATACCCTCATTTGCTAACCAATACCACGATGCTTGTGTTTGGGGGTCAATCGCATATAATTGTTTGTCGTAATCGTTCTCAAACGCATATGTTATGTAATGTGACCAATTATAGGTTGTCGCACTTTTGTTTATAAAGTTAATGTGGTTGTTTGGTGGTTGTGTATAACCTAAAGTATTATTATCATTTCTAAATAAATCAAATTCAAAATATTGTGGATTGCCATCCCACGGATTATTTGTTGATCCAGTTATTTGTGATATTTTATTGTTAATACTATTTGTATAAAATAAATTATCTTTATATGGTTTGTATGTTGTTGTTCCACTAAATTCATTTTGGAATATAAAAGTGTACTTACAAGTTGGTCTAAAAACCGTTGACGATTGACGTTCTTGATCAAAAACTATTTGTAGATTTAAATCAACATTTCTATCATACTCAACCGATTCTTTATGTGTCTGTTCTAATGGGACGTTTAAAGAAATACTTTGGTTCTGTGATGATTTAAATCTTTCACTACCTAAAACAATTGTTGTTGTGTTGTCTATACCCATTATTCCTCAGTGTTTACATATAATTTAACAAATTTATCAATTGCAGTTTTACCATTATTTAAACCAAAATAAAAATGAAATGGTGCACCAACAACGTAACTACCAGAATTATTTTGTAATGGTTGAGGATCTCCATTTAGATCAAAATTTGTTAAATATCCTAATTGTGTTGTAGATGTTTGGTAGTACTCGTTATTATTTGTAAAATCTAAATCTTGATACCCTCTCTTATAGAAAGGTCCGGTTGTGTCCCAATTATTATTTTCATTACCAAAAATATTACCAGATTGTGATTCAATTGTCCATTTATAGAATGGTACTTCTTGTGTTTTTGGGTATCCGTAGTAATATTGTAATAGTGGTGAGTAGTTTAAGGTTTCAAGTCCAGGTGTTAAGTTTTTTCTGTAAGAATCGTTAATTTGTGAAACCTCATAAAAAACACCAAAGACCGGTCTTTGATCTGATTGTGTGTCATTTCCAAAAAATATAGAATCTGGATTTGGGTAATTTTCAACAATAAAAGGTAAGATTTTCCATTCTGAACTAATTGAGAACATTTGAGCGAAATCACCATCAATTCTGTCACCTTGTCTTTTACTATTAAAGAATTGAATTATTCCCTTTCCTTCAGTGTTCCCACCACTTGGGTTTGCAATGGGGATTATGGATTGTCTAACATTATCGTTTAATAATCTAGACAAAAAACCAACTTGTATCACATCAGATAAATCCTGATATGATGTTGATTTTATGTTATCAACATAATAACTATTAAAATTATTATTATTACATATCTCAGAAATGAATTTTTCTCTTGGCCCCATATCGACTATAGTTGTTGGGAATTGTATTTGTTTTTTATTATAACCAAGTCCAGGATAGGTATTTAAAATAGATGGTGGTAAATTTATAATAGAACTAAATGTAGGTGCGTCTTTACCAATAAATTGTTGTGTAGAGTCTCTCCAAGGTGAACTCCTGTAAAAGAAACTATTATTTATGTCGTTAAAAACAATAACATCAGAACAATAATTATATGTTGGTGTTGTTGGGTCTGTCAGTGTATATGTTGCCGTTTTATTGAAGTTAAACATATATAAAGTACCATTTATCCAGTTATTTTGAAATGTCTGTGCAAACACACCCCTACAAGCCGCAAATGTTATTGTAAATCTTGTTTTCCACTCCAAAAACAATTTAACATCTTCATCAACTTGAGATAAGTATTTTTTATTTAAAAGACAATAACAACCCCTAACAACTCTATTATTTGGTATTTCACAAGTACCTGGTGCTAAAACACCAACGTTATTTCCTGTTCCTGAATAACAATCAAGAGGTTCCATACCATCACAAGATAATGTTGTTATAAGTGACGCAACACTTGAATCTGCAGCTTCACCAGAAGGTAAATCTGATGCAATCCCATTTGATGGTACTGATGTTTGTCCGTCAGCGGTGTAGTATGTAAAGTTATTATTTTGATGTAATGCGTATGACGTATCACTATCTAAACCATCTTCTCTTTTTGTTGATAAGGGTAACCTATCACTTCTCATTACAATTTTTGTTTTATTTGAGAAGTTAACACCACCCAAAGACTGTCTAATATACGCCGGAGAATAAACCATAAATAATCTTGATGGCGGAAAACCAATTTCCAATTTTGCTTCGTCACCAGAACCAGAAGGTGTTAAACTATTCCAATCATTACCTGGACCACCACAAGATGGAAAAGACGCTTCATCTGACGCTATAAATGTTCCACCACCATAATATTTTTGATTATTTTTTGGAAGTGTATATTGTGAATTTGCGTTTGTATATTGGTTTGATCTAACTAATGGGTTATTTATTTGTAACCAAGTTGAGTATGGTTTATATGTATCTGAAATAACATCATCCGTAGATAAATAATAATATGGTAGATCAGATGTAAATCCTGTGTAATCATTCCCAATACTAAATGTAAAAGAATTAAAATATAACTGAGGTTCATTATTTGTTGACGTGTTGTGTCCTTTTGGTGTTTGACCGACACCTTGGATTGGTATATTCATATAATATGTTCCTTCAACGATATGTGATCCATAAGACGTATTTCCAAGTATTTTGGAGATATCATACCTAATTGTCTGTTTTGATGTATTTGGGTCAACCCCCCTAACAAAAATTAAAACTTCATAATTAACGTTATTTGTTAGTGAGTCAATAGCTTTACCTAAATTAAAAGTAGTATATGTACCATTACAACAATATTGGAACTCAATTTCGTGACTTAGAAATGTTTTTGGGAAGTATCCTGTTGTTGAAAAATTTGCAAGAGAGTTAAAATCACTTACGGTATATCCAGTAATCATTTGAAAGTACTCAATATCAGTTGGGTATTGTAAAAAAGAAGTGTTATCTTCAGATTGTTGGGTAATCAAAACAGGAAACTGGGGTGAATTAGTTGTTGGTGATGTCGCATATGAAATATTCACAGAAGTATCCCCAATTATTGTTGTACCCGTAATTGCATTATTTCCAAAAATATTTAGAGTTGATCCAGTTAGGTTTACTTGACAGTTTGACAAACTTTGATCTTGGAAACTAAAGAGGTTTCCAACCCCCAAAATCTCTTTTGTCCCTGGATTTGCTAAAACAACAATAACCTGATCTTCATAATATGTATTTCCAGAAGAAGGATTCACTGTTGTTTTTATTCTATTGTAATCAGAAAAATACTTATCACGAGTATTAAATTCATTTAATTTTTGAGGATAAGATTCTTTTGTCGGTATCGCATAACTTCTAACATCAGAGCCACTACTATCTTCCGCAGCAAAAATAAAGGGTTGGGGTGCTTTTCTCAAATAACCTTCATTATTAAAAATAACATCAACACCTAAAGATCCAGACGAATTAACAATATCATATCCAGAAAAAATTCTTTTAATATCAATTAACGCTCTACCCACAACTTGTGCGTCAATATCTTGATCAACAGCCGCTGTTAATAAACTTTTTACACCACACGCAGGATACCCAGGATAACCTGAGTTACCAGCATTTGGTCCAAATGGTCCGCCGTTATTTGCGTCAATATCTACAAAGTCTGGATTTTTATAGTTTGGGTGAACAACTTCATATGATTGTGAAATATTTATTGGTGCTAAAAATGAATTTGCTTGTGACACAACGCTATTATTACCAGAATTTGGGTCGGCATTTTGTTGTTCGTCAATTGATTGTTGTACAGATTGTGTTGTTATATCATCATCAATTTCCGCATTACCACATTCACAATCACAGGTATTACAATCAGGATATGAAACCATTGGTAATCCAATTCTTGGGAAGTTTTTAATCCTAATTAAATAAACTGCGGCAAAAATAGCAAAAGCAATTGAGAAAGCAAATCTAAAAACAAATGAAGCAGCTTGTGCTGCAATTCTAAAGTATAAACCAATATTAACAACTGGACCACCTAACGGAGAGAACGCACCACTTTCAATACCAGAGTTTATCCAATCGAGCATATCTCTTACGGCATCAAATGCAAAATAAATTCCAAGGGCTATTAAAAGATATTTTAAAATTGGCCAAATAAATAATATAAGATGAGCAACAAAAAGTAATACAATAATTGGAATTGTTAAAATATTGATAAGAATATTAAAAACAAAGAATAGGAAATCAAAGTTTCTTATTGCATCATTAACAGGGAATGTATTTACAGTTGTCTTACAGGTTCTATTATCAATTTCTTTAATTCCAAGGTGTTTTGCCCTACCTAAACCATTTTTGTATCGGTCAAGAAACATCGATGTCGTATATACTTTATTATAGTGAAACTCATAAAAAGTGTCTTCACAATCAATTGCTGATTGTGTATCGGCATAATCATCCCAATCTAAACTAAATGAATAAGATCTTAATACATCAAAATAATCTTGAGGTAAAAATTTAAAATTAACATCTTGTAATTGTGTATCATCAATTGGATTTGAGATTATCTGAACTATGTCACCAGCAATTACTGGTATTACACCAGTGTCACCAAAATATGGTTGACCATTTATAACAACGGAAAAATTAGATGAATTTATAGTATTTTCAAATAACAACCCCCCTATTTGTGTTATTGTTGTCGTTCCAGTTAATGTACCAACTGGTAACGTAATTATTAAAGGTACCGCTGTAGTTGGGTCAAATGGGTCGTTAGATGATGATGTCCATCCGTGTTCTTTTATATTTGGGACAAGAAAATTTGCTCGTAAAAACTCATTTTGTAATCCTTGTTCATTTTCAAATTTAAACTTGAATCTATATTTTCCTTTTGTTGGTATACCCTTTGTTGGGTCGTTTGATAAAACTTGTTGACCAAATTCATTTGTAATAATATAATCCAAGTTCATTGGTACTTTAGTTAAAAACGATCCGTCACCATCAATTACTTTACCATTTTGTTCAAATTTATACTCTTCTAAAACCGGTAAATTTTGACTATCAGGAAATATTGTTTGTCTAATTGATAATATTTGACCTGGTCCAGATATTAATTCACATAAATTACCAGTATTGTTTTTTGGTTTACAATTTGTTTTTAAAGCATCATCATCCGCTGTTGTTATTATTGATCCCATAAAAATAGCGGTTGGTTCAATTTTGATATTTGCCTCGGCGGTTAAGTCAAAATCAAGACGATTTATACCAAATTGACAAATATCAGCATCACCCCAAAATGGTGCGATTTCAGTAATCGTATTTAAAGTTTTAATTTGTGGTAACTCGTTTAAATTTGTTGAGGTTTTAAATGTGTTTCCGTTAACTTGTGATGGGTTGGCAACACCAGAGTCAATTAAATCTTGTGGTGTTAATGAAAAGCATCCGATATCGGATAAGTCAACATCCATTACAATTGTTTGTGTTCCTGTTGGTACACCAAATATCATATAGTCACCACTTTCATTTGTTTTAACCGTAAATTTATAATATTTGTCATACACCTCAATGTACGATTGTTCTAACAAAACCTCATCCCTTGTTGGAAACGTTCCAGTTGCTGCGTGTGTTGTATAAGAGGGGTCTTTTGGTAATAAATTATATCTATAACCATCTTCATTTAAATCAGTTAAATTTTTATATGGGTATAATTCAGAAATCAATGGGTTTAACTCATCCTCATCTGATAACGGTATAAAAACCGATACTTTTGCGTTTGGTACTCCAAACCCACCATTAACCAAAACACGACCAACAATAACACCATAATCCGAACAAACTCTAGTGTATATATCAGATTCGTTTATTTTAAGTGATAATATTTCTAATTGTTCAAAATCTTGTTCTAATTTGACATTTACGTACTTGTCTTGACCAATCTCGGTTCTTATTCTATATGACTTGGGCATTAATTCCTTCTTTTTTGATAAATAGTTTATTTCCTATTTTCAAAGAATAATCTTATTTGTGAAAAAGTAAAAGTTTGTGTTTTTTCCACAAAAATGTCTTTTTTGTGGAAATATTACAATAGACGGTGACTCCCCTTAAATTGTAGACCTCATCCAATCCGAGACATATCGAACGATATATTTTCGCGAGGTGTGACTCCCCTTAAATTGTAGACCTCATCCAACCTTAACCCTGTTGATGTTAAGTCAAAAATATAAGGTGTGACTCCCCTTAAATTGTAGACCTCATCCAACCATCTCTTTGTAAGTTTCTGTGTTTCAGAGTAGTTAAGTCCAAAATTGTCTTCTAAAACTGACCAAATTTCATCATAATTGATATGAACATAATCATTTTTTCTATTGTAAACTATAAAATTATGTCCTTTTTTATAACGATATAACGTCCAATCTTCACGTTCTTCACTCTGAACCGATTCCAAATCATTAAATAAATTTAAGAAATCCATCGGTTCTTTGACATCAAAGATTTCAAACGTTTTATCCAAGGATCCAACAACTCTTACCATTGATTCAAAACCAACCTTTTTGATTAAGTCCTTTAATTTTTCTTTTAAAGAAATGTTTTCTTTAATTAACTTGTATTGATTTTCGGTTATAATTATTTTCATATCAATAAATATTATGAAAAATTCACAGTTTTTAAGTTTATTACCCTAACATTAATATCCTTATTCGGAAACCTAACTTGATAAGTCTGTGTTGGTTCCGCAAATATCGTATCATTAATTAATTCAATTTGTTTTGTTGATAAATCGGAATACCTTTGTGATGTCTGATATGAAGAATACTGACCCCCAACCTTATTAAAAAACCTTAAATCCGAAATACTCACAATTCCATTTTCGTTCTGGATAATTCTTCTTAATTCAGATACGTTAACGTTTTGTCCTAATTGTCTATTTGTTGGACTAAAGAATGTTGTTACAATATTAATTAATTTTGATATGATAGCACCTTGGTTTTGTGTTGCATCCAAAACAACGTCAACGTCAACAGATAGATCAATTGGGTTTGCACTCTCAATTGAGATATAATCATTTATCATTCTATAGTTTGATAAATAATTTGATAAATTACTTTTTAGTGTGTTTGATATTGTATCAGTTAAATTACCATTACTATCATAAGATAACATTTTAACTTTTATCTTATTGTTTTCTTCAGTTATCGCAACTTTTGCTGGTGCACCAAATTGTGACGGCATTGTTTTTATTATTGATTCATAATCATTAATTGTTACCGCTCTATTTTGTGCCGCAAAATTAAATGAAACCATTTGTCTTACGTCTTCAGTTGTTGGCGCGTTCGCCCCTCCTATTGCCGCCGTAACGTTATTACATCTTAATGTGTTAATAACACTTTTATTAATTGTTTCTGATGGTCCATTAACAAAAAACGAAACCGTACCAATCTGTGTTATCACATTTGATCCAAGGTTTGTTGATTGTCCACCACCAATTCTATACTGAATAAATAAAGTAGAGTTTGACTTTAACGCAGCACCTAGTGCTAAGTTGTTTGAGTACTTATTCAAATCAAATGAATTACCAGTTCTTGTAAATTCTCTTAATTGTTCTTCAGCCGAAACATTACCACCACCAAATGTCATTTTTAGATAACCTTCTGGTGTGTATTCACTAATGAATTTAGTGTTAGTTGTAATATATTTACCTACTTTAACACCAGGTTGGTCTGATACCTTTGTTGGGTCCTCAATGAACACTCTATCTTCGGCCAACGCTTTAACTTCATACCATCTGTTATCCAACCCAAGAAATTCTTGTGGTTCAGGTATTGTTGTATATTGTGTACCATCTTTTAATAAAACACTTGTTATTCCCAAAACATTTTTTTCTGGTAAGAATAATTCAAAATAAGGTTTTACATCATTTGGTGTAATAACTCTCTTAAATACCTTTGTTGTCCCATTAACAACAACCTCTCTTTTTGTTATTGTATAATTTAAAATTTTACCGTTTGAATCAAAATTTGGTATTTTAAGTCTATTTGGTGAACCCTCACCATTTAATGGTGATGCAAAATCAATATCATAAACAGTTTCAAATGGTTGCCCAGCACCAGATACTTGTGATCCTCGTCTTAATATACCACAATATCTTAAATCTTCTTTATCACCAAACGCTGGTACCGTAATTGAGAAATCAGTTAACGCAACAGAAGGTCGTTGACCAGGGATTTTTAATCCGTATGTTCTTGCTATGTTATAAATTGATGATTTTTGTTGTGCGTATTGTAATACCGTTTCTTGAATACTTCTATCTATTTGGAATTGTAGATTGTCGGTTACCGCCGCGTTCAAATCCATTAAAACAGAAAAAACACCAGCATCATTAAAGTTCTGGATTAAATCTGGATAATACGTTCGTGTAAAATTTATTAATTCCGTTCTAATCGTTTGAAAATCCCTAGCCGTATATGAAATCTTTTTCTCTGCCATAATTATTAAATATTAATAATAACAAAATCTGTACTTTCAAACGCTTGATTTGTTACCCTATAATTTATTTTTATTCTTGCCGTATGTTCTTTTTCACCAATACCTTGTACCGTATATTCTCGTTCACCTTGTGAATTAATAAATGTACCTTTATTTTCTTCACCCTCAGAAGCATCTTTAATTTCAATATTTAAAATCTGAATCCCAGGTATGTATTTTTCAACAGAATCCCTAATTTCAGACTCAACATCAGCAAACGTTGGCCCGTCTAATGGTTCAAAAATATATTCATATAATCTCGTACCAAAGTCTGGTAAAAAATATCTTGTTCCTTTTCTGGATAATAATAAATGCACCAAATCAGTTCTAATTTCTTCATCCGTAGTGTCAGATAAATCTAAATAACGTCCATTAAAAGAATCTCTAAAAGGAAAATTTATCCCATATGTTACACCATTTGCCATATTTAATAAATATAATGGTTGGTTGTTTTATATAAAGAAAAAAGATGTTGTTGTGTTCTGGAACATTCTCAAATATTTATATAAAAGACAAATTGTTAAAAAATGTTAAAATTTACGTTTGTTTTAGTAATATATATATCTTTGATG